AATCCTCCAGGAAGAGCAACACCAGTATACTTGCTTAGGTTTGTACCCCACTGTTGTTTGATCATTGCTGTAGCATATCTTTGTAACCAACGATCACTCCAAGCAGAAGTATATGTGTCTGGATCTACTACCTGATAACATTCAATAATAAAATATTGACCAACACTTACAATATGCCAATCCATATCAATATAAAGAATATTGTTTACTCTATTATATCTGATAGCATTTTCCCCAACCAATAATTGTTCGAGAAACTGAATATGTTGCATTGCCATATAATATGGAACCATCGTTGTTGCTGTCAGATCGTATAGATCATTTAGCGCAATTTGGTAGCGAATATTGAACAGATTATTTGTCGATAATGCCTGACCAATAGGAAATACTCTAACAGCCCCAATTATATTTTGTGGTAATGTAATATATCTATTGGCTACATCTTGGCTTGTAATTGGTCCATATTTGTAATATTGTTTTTCTGACCCTTCAAAGTGATAATCCCAATAAAACTTTAAGGCATCATTGATACGATCATCAACTTGATCATCATCCACGTTGATTTCAATAACCGGCGCACCCAGGCGTCTTAAGCAATAATCTTTCAATTGATCTTTGCTAGAAACTCCTAAAGTTTGTTGAAATGTTGTTCCAGGTGCAGCCATTATTATCTCCTAAATTATTATTAGTATTTATAATCTTTCCCTTTATACAACATTTCCAATTGAACAAACTTGTCAAATAACTTGTCCCCAAGAACCTCTCTCGGATTTTTTGCTATTTTTTTAAGTTGTGGTCTAATGGTATGCATACCCTGTAATCCCCAAGCACTCAAATCATCATCATTAGTTTCAGATTTTATATTAGTAAAGTTATAGTTAAAAGGAATCAATCCTAAAAATTTTTCAATAGAGTGGACTTGTTCTTCAGGATTTTTTATTAATTGGTCGTAATCAATTAATAAAAGCCTATTGCCCGCATCTCTCTTAGCACAAACTAAACTTTCCATACAGTCCTTAACCATATTATTCCACATTTCAAGCATCATATTTTCATCAGTTGCGCGAATATGACGCTTTTGAAGAACCTGAGTCATATAACTATTTGGGTTGTTATGTAATAGAGTAAGCCACGACGCCATTATACTAGGCAAATCTCGGGTAGTAGCAATCATCTTAATTTCTTTTTCAAACAAGATTGTAGATGCTGGCATATTTTTACCCCACCCACGATTCTTATCAATAATAATTTGTTCTGGCCTATGTTCCCATGTAGCATGAATCATTGCTCTAGTAATATTTGTAAGCTGATCTTCATTCGGATTTGCTATAAATGAAGGCAAATTCCTCCAAGCATTTTGGTTCTCAATAAGAATATCTAGCATAGGAGACGTTGGCGTAACGTATACTTCGGGGCGTTGATTGAGAATTGCAGATAGAACTGTAGAACCCGATCTAGGCAATCCTGATAGAAAGTGAAAAGTCTTCATTATCCTAATGATCTCAATATCTGTTGTTTTTGGTCAATAGTTAAAGGTTGTGTTTGGTATATACCTTTAAGGGCACTAACGACTTGCTCTCTTCTATCATCTTTATTGGCGTGCTGTACAAATACTATAGCACATTCAATAAAATTTGGAAGATCTTGCTCTTTGAAATAATGATTAAGAAGAAACCAGAGAGTCCAGCAATTAGTAGGATTAGTTTCAAATTCATCCTTAAGCATTTGAGTATATAGTTCTGGCCTAGACTGCTTTTTGAAATCTTGATCATGAATTAAGTAAATCATATCATTATAAATTTCTACTTCATTGCGATCTTTATGTTTAAACCAGAGATGTTCATAGATAGGTTGAGCCCAAGTATAGTCGTGTCTTCTATGAATCTTATTAGTAGGAAGGCTGTGTGGTGGTCCTACTCTAACATTCTTAGTATATAGGTCAAGTCTATCACAGGCAATATTAGTTACATTTGTATTTTCTTTGATAGTATTTTGCATCTCATCTAGAACATTGATCGAAAAATACTCATCAAGATCAGGAGAAAGACACCAATCAACATTCTGAGGAATCATGTCTAGGTTATAGTTTCTAGCTACATTGAATTTCCAGGGTGTAAAGATCTTTTGCTCTAAAATAAGATTCGGATCAGTCTCGGCTGCTTTTTGAAAAGCTTCATATGTTCCATCAGTCGATCCTGTATCAAGAATGCAACGGTACGTAAAGTCTTTAGTATAATAAAGCCACTTCTCTACGAATTGAAGTTCATTCTTACAGATTGTATAAGCACAAGTAATCATCAGACCATTTTCATAAATGCGGTTTGAATAGGATTCTCTAGTGATATTAATTGAAGTTCGTGCCAATGACATTGAATGAAGAATTCAACTGCCATTCTGGGGCTCATCTGAGCAGGAAATGTATTTGATCCATCATCATACTTCCAAACCGTAGTGTCATCACAAAGTATAACACCACCCTTCTGCAAGAGTTTCCAAGCTAGAACAAGATCAGACATAACAGGCCCGGCTCTATGATCCCCATCAATATAAATCAATTCAGCCTTAGCTCCAATATTACGAAGATATATTAGACCATCTTCACTAGGAAGTTTAATGTGTTTGATCTTGTTATCAGGGCAGACATGCATGTTATGATTAAAATTATCCGCAACCATATTAAAGTCTTCACTCATATCATTACTGCCAACATGAGGATCAATGGCATAAATCTTAAGATTAGGATTAACCTTACAAAGTTCATCATTCATCCAAAAAGTAGTACCACCTTCAAATACACCTACTTCAATGATAGTATTAGGAATACCAAAAGCATTAATTAACTGAGCGATGTTTCTCTTTGCTCCGCCTAATTCATTACCGTAGTTAAAATCCATAGTAAATTTATACATCAATATTCCAATCTATCATTTCGCTTGGTTGTTCTACCCTCAACAGGCCTAGCTTTGATTGTAGTATCATTTGTTGCATTTGTATTATCATCATAAGCATAAAGACCCTGATGAGTAATATTGAATAAGTCTGCTCTAAGCATAATATCTAGTGGGGCAGATATCCCTTCTTTTATAACATATGAAAGAAGATTCTTTGCCATTGTTGGATCAATAGAATATGCATGCGCTCTGCAAATGAAATGGTAATTTGGCCCCTCAGATGCATGGGGTGGAATTGGATAAATCTGCCAATTCTGCTTCGCCCATTCTTGTCCACCAAGATATATGATTGAATTGAACGAATCGTGTGATTCAAACTTCTTGATCATAATAGAATCGTGCTCAAGAATAACTATTGGTTGATCAATTCTAGCGCAATGAGCCCAAAGACTAATATGACTCAATGCGCAAGCCACTTCACCACGAGTAAGATAATGATCTGTAACCTTGACTATATTACTTATAGTCTCGTTTTTGCTATGTTCTGGAACTACAATATTATTACCAGTCCCGTCAAAAGCATCCCAAACTTTATAAGACATCGAGACTTTGCCACAAGACTCTTGACAGCGCCTCGATATCTTTTCTGATTGTTGGTGGCCTTTTACTGTTATAATATATGCAGATTCTACTTGTGTATTATAACTATAAAATAGACTGTTCATTAAGTACTCTCTTCAATTCTTCATCATCAATTCGTCCTGGCTTATGTGTTTGTACCAATAGACGCATAGATAAAGCAACATTATTAAAATGATTCAAAGCATAATTTAATTCTTCTTGTGTAATTTTTCCTGCCTTTAAACGATCTTGCCAAGGTGGAGTATACTCAAATTGAACATCACAAATTTCAATATCCATATCATGCTCAAAGGCAAGTAAAGAATCTGATTGACCTTGTCGCGCTCTTTCAATAAGCATTCTCTTATTGAATAGATTAAACATCCCTAGAGTAATTAGACGCTTGTGTGTCAGATCATCTAGCGCAGTATCACATCTCCAATGTGGTACTTGTACTTCCCAAATTGCACCGTTTTCAGATACTCTATATATTTCTTTTAGTATATCAATAAATTCTTCATTTGTATCACCAAGATGTTCAAGAATATCTTTAGCTACAATATGGTCGAATTCATTATCTTTCCAAGGCCAAGGAGTAATGTTTAAATCAACTTTTTGATCAGGTGAAACTAGATCAGACTTATCAACATTCACAAAACCATTTAGCTTTTGAAGCCCGCAACCAAGATTTAGTTTCTTATAAGAACGATCTTCATTGGGCATATCAATATGCTTTAGGTTAAACTTTTCTTCTAGATCAGCATACAGTTGTTGGAAACAGCCATTCCAAGTCTTAGAATCATCTTGTCTGAATACTCTTACACATTTATAATAAGGCGAAGTATTTGAATCCGGGGCTCCTGGAGTCCAAGTATGATATGGAAGGATTGGAGTAATGACCCAAGTTTCCTTACCCATAGCAGCCGCAATATGCGCAATAGAAGTACAGGATGAGATTACAATATCTAGATTAGCAATTGCCGCCAAAGTATCTTCCCAAGAAAGTAGGAAGTGCTGCAGATCAGCTACACCTTCAGGCAGTTCTAGTAGATTATGATCTCTTTGTAGACTATAGATTTGTAGTTCATCATACTTGACAAGATTAGTAATGAAGTTCTCTGGGAACTTACGGAATTGTTGATGCTCAAACTTAGGATTACCAGCCCAGCGAATACCTACCTTAATCTTATCTGAATTAATCATAGTCTTCCACACTTCTACTGATTCGTGTCTTGGAGATAGATAGGGATCATTTGGGAAGTTATCGAAAGTATGTCCAGCGACCCATCCTGCAGAGAATCCTGGGACCCAGAAATCATGCGGAACTGTATGGGCTTGATTACGAAGGATTACGCCATCAACCCCCTCAATACGCTCAAATACAGATACAAGTTCTGGAGCCGCAGCAATGTATACTGCCTTGGCACCCATCTTCTTGAATGATGTAGCAAATCGAGCATGAATAATCTCATCGCCATATCCACCTTCTAGTGATACGATAATAGACTTATCAGTGATGTCGTGCTGCTCTGGATTAAAGATAGGAGCTTGTGTATAGAGTGGTGGAGAACCGTATACATTTAGAAAACGGCCATGTTCAAGCAACTGACATCCCGCTTGATAATCTCCATCATTAATAATGAACCAGCCTCTATTGAAGCAATGTCTAAACCAAATATCTTCAGTACTATTTCCCCGAACATCTTTTAATTGTTCTGGTCCACCCATTTCAATTTTATCTGAAATATCTCTCGCTTCTTTGTGCTTGCCTTCTAGCTGTAGTTTAAGCATCAAATCAATATCGTGCATAGTAATTCCTTTATCATGTTTAGTGTATAATATATCAAATTAAAAATAATGTCAACTATTATGTTGTACTAATAACTCCAGTATGAATTTCAGAAGCGGACACAACAAGTGGAGAACTAGAAGTTATTTGTGTTGGGGATGTGACATAATGTATGTCAGAACCTAATACTTGGTTATTGATATTGTAACCCCAACCATATAATGCATTATTATTTATACCGACAGAATAGTTAGATCCAGCGGCTATATTTGTCCATGAAGAGCTTGAGCCAATTTGTGTAGGACTTAATATTGTATTAAGGAGATTAAACTGAATATTATCTGCAGCTACTTGTACAGGTGATGACCTATAAAGATTATTTGTATTATCACCCAATTGACCGAAACCGTTATATCCCCAAGCAAATAATACAGTGTCTGATCTAATAGCTACAGTATGAGTAGTACCAACAGATACCTGAGTCCAAGATAAAGTACCCACTTGTACCGGTGATGATCTATTAGTAACTGTACCAGAACCTAATTGACCATAAGCATTATACCCCCAAGCAAATAAACCACCATCAGATCTAATAGCTGCTGTATGATAACGTCCTGTTGCTATAAGATTCCAAGATGATGTACCTACTTGTACAGGTGATGATCTATGAGTAGTTGCGTTGGAGCCTAATTGACCATTAGAATTGGCTCCCCATGAAAATAAACCCCCATCAGATCTAATAGCAACAGTATGTGACCAACCAGAAGATACCTGAGTCCATGATGAAGTACCTACTTGTACTGGAGATGATCTATTAGTAACTGTACCAGAACCTAATTGGCCGTTAGTGTTTTGACCCCAAGTAAATAAACCACCATCAGTTCTAATAGCAGACGAATAATAACCTCCACCTGCCACTAGAGTCCAAGATGATGTACCTACTTGCACAGGAGATGATCTATTAGTAACTGTACCAGAACCTAATTGACCTTGACCATTATAACCCCATGTGAATAAACCACCATCAGATCTAATAGCTAATAAGTGAGAGAGCCCCGCAGATACCTGAGTCCATGATGAAGTACCTACTTGTACTGGAGATGATCTATTTACGCTTGCGCCAGAAGTACCAGAACCTAATTGACCGTAAGTGTTTTGTCCCCAGGTAAATAAACCCCCGTCAGTTCTAATAGCAGCCGAATAATACCTACCTGCACTTACTAAAGACCAAGATGAAATACCTATTAATACTGGTGATGATTTATTTGTAGAAAAACTAGTATTGTCACCTATTTGACCGTAAGTGTTTTGTCCCCAAGCAAATAGCATATTATCTGAACGAATTGCTAATGTATGATAACCACCAGAGGAAATTAGTTTCCAACTATAAGATGGAATCACATTAGAAGCATAATTTCCCCAACCCCATAATGTATTATCAGCACGAATTGCAAGACTATGACTGTAACCTGCTGCAATCGAAGTCCAAGATGAAGTACCGACTTTTGCTGGTACAGCAATACTTGTTGATACTTGCACAGGTGATGATCTAGAAATAGTATCATTCAAACCTAATTGACCGAAACCGTTATATCCCCAAGCAAATAATACAGTGTCTGATCTAATAGCTGCTATATGATAATATCCAGCCGATACTAGAGTCCATGATGAAGTACCTACTTGTACTGGTGACGATCTAGAAATATTATCATTTAAACCTAATTGACCATTAGTATTATTCCCCCATGTCCATAAGGTATTATCTAATCTAATAGCTGCTGTATGATAATATCCAGCCGATACTTGAGTCCAAGATGAAGTACCTACTTGTACAGGAGATGATCTATGAACCAAATCATTCAAACCTAATTGACCATAAAGATTATAACCCCATGTAAACAAGCCACCATCAATTCTAATGGCAGCCGCATGATTTGAGCCTGCACTTACTAAAGTCCATGATGAAGTACCTACTTGTACCGGAGATGATCTAGAAATAGTATCATTCAAACCTAATTGACCAACAGTATTATAACCCCATGTCCATAATGTATTATCAGCACGAATTGCAAGACTATGACTGTAACCTGCTGCAATCGAAGTCCAAGATGAAGTACCGACTTGTACCGGAGATGATCTAGAAATAGTATCATTCAAACCCAATTGACCAAAACTATTATAACCCCATGTAAACAAACCACCATCAGTTCTTATAGCTGTTGTATGATTAAGCCCAGCAGATACTTGAGTCCAAGATGAAGTACCTACTTGTACTGGTGATGATCTATGAACAACGTCATTTAAACCTAATTGACCACTACCATTACTTCCCCAAGCGAATAGACCACCATCAGTTCTTATAGCTGCTGTATGAGTAGTACCAGCAGATACTTGAGTCCATGATGATGTACCTACCTGTACTGGAGATGATCTATGAACAGTATCATTTAGACCTAATTGACCATTATTATTATCGCCCCATGTGAATAAACCGCCATCTGATCTAATAGCTGTAATATGATAACGACCAGAAGATATCAATTTCCATGAGTATGCCGCTGCGGATAAAGATGAACTACCTCCCCATGTGTATAGTTTGTTATTAGTATCGATACCTAAGGAATGAGATTGACCAGCAGATACCTGTGACCATGATGAAGACCCAATTTGTATTGGAGATGATCTATGAGCAACAGTACCATCACCTAATTGTGTAATACTATTGCTACCCCATGCAAATAAAGCTTTATCAGAGCGAATTGCTAGTACATGGCTAGATCCGGCAGATACTTGAGTCCAAGATGAAGATCCAATTTGTACTGGTGATACTGTATAAGGGTTGCTACCTACTTGTACAGGAGATGATCTATGAACCAAATCATTCAAACCTAATTGACCACTACCATTACTTCCCCAAGCGAATAGACCACCATCAGTTCTTATAGCTGTTGTATGAGATTGACCAGCAGATACCTGAGTCCATGATGAAGTACCTACTTGTACCGGAGATGATTTATTTGTAGCAAAACTAGTATTGTCACCTATTTGACCATTATTGTTATAACCCCATGTCCATAAGGTATTATCTAATCTAATAGCTGCGGTATGATATTGTCCAGCAGATACTAATGTCCACGATGAAGTGCCTACTTGTACTGGAGATGATCTATAATTAGTATCATTTAAACCTAATTGACCATTATTGTTATAACCCCATGTCCATAAGGTATTATCTAATCTAATAGCTGCGGTATGATAATATCCAGCCGATACTAGAGTCCATGATGAAGTACCTACTTGCACAGGAGATGATCTATTAACTCTATCATTTAAACCTAATGGACCAACAGTATTATAACCCCATGTAAACAAACCACCATTAGTTCTTATAGCTGTTGTATGATTAACCCCAGAAGATATAGAAGTCCAAGATGAAGTACCTACTTGTACTGGAGATGATCTATAATTAGTATCATTTAAACCTAATTGACCAAAACTATTATAACCCCATGTAAACAAGCCACCATCAGTTCTTATAGCTACTGTATGGCTACCACCAGAAGATATAGAAGTCCAAGATGAAGAACCTACTTGTACAGGAGATGATCTATGAACAGTATCATTTAGACCTAAATTGCCATAAAGATTATTTCCCCATGTAAACAAGCCACCATCAGTTCTTATAGCTGTTGTATGATTAAGCCCAGCAGATACTTGAGTCCAAGATGAAGTACCTACTTGTACTGGAGATGATCTATAATTAGTATCATTTAAACCTAATTGACCTAACCCGTTATAACCCCATCCCCAAAGAGTTCCATCCGATTTAATAGCTACTGTATGGCTACCACCAGAAGACATTTTTGTCCAACTAGATGTTTGGTAATTACTAATTAAACTATTATTACCTAGTTGGCCATAAGTCATATCCCCCCAACCAAATAACAACCCATCGCTTCTAATAGCAAAGGTATTAATACTTTTGGCAGATACTGATGTCCAAGATGAAGTACCTACTTGTACTGGAGATGATCTATGAACAGTATCCAATAGTCCTAATTGACCACTGCTATTAAATCCCCAAGCAAACAAAAGACCATCTGATCTAATAGCTGCTGTATGAGATGAGCCTACTGAAACTGATTGCCAAGAAAGAGTGCCAATCTTAGTCAAAGAAGATTTATTGACTATTGTATTATCACCAATTTCACCGTAAGTGTTATCACCAACAGTATAAAGATATCTACTTGTAATAGGACCAGATGCGATTTGTCTAGCTAGAAGCCATTTTTCTAAAAGCATTTTTTACTCACTAAATACTGGCCATACAATATTAAAGGGATCAGATTGTTTTTCAGGAATATCTGCTAGTGCTTGGGTGTACACATCAAGCTTAGTAATATCATCACTTGGAGTAATATTGAGTCTAACTTCTCTATTATAACGAATATATCTCCAATCAAAACTTGCTATCAACTGATCACGTTGAGTTTTAATCAAATTCCATTGTCTTAAAGTTAATTCTTCTTGTGACACTGGCTCTATTATTGGCTCTGCAGAAAGATCAATGACTTCTTCTGTTTCATATACTATGTTATTTTCAAACCATTGTCTAGCATTATCTAGCTTTTGTGTAGCTGGGTCATAAGAAGGAATAACCTTCTCAATTTTATACCAACCCAAAGACTTAAGATAATCAAGATCGTTTTCTAAGGCAAAGAAGTTGCTATAATTCTTCCAATTATCAGGAAGAAGATCATAAACTCCCTGAATCTCATTATTTTCTACATATGCGAAACTAGCCATTATAGATTTTGTCCTGAAATAAATGCAAACCAGTTTGTACCGCTATCATATGTAAATGCAACAATAACATCGGTCTTATTTAGTGTTGATGTAAGTGTTGGGGCTGTAGCAGATGGCCACCTAAATGCAGCAGGCCATGCAACTGTTCTTGCAGTTCCATCAGCAGTCAAGTTAAGAACGAATGAAGTAGTATTACCTGATGCTTGAAGATTGTTAAGAGTCAATGTAGTAATATTTGAGTTCAAATTAACAGAAAATACAGATGCGGCACTTAAATCTAGAGTTAAAATATTAGATGAAATTGTCGGAGATGCTTGTGTTTGAGTAGATGAGTTAGCAGAAATTAACTTTGTGGTAATAGTACTACTAAATGATACGTTAGATGTAAATGAATGTGTATTAGTCCATGTATATTGTGCGGCTGTGTTAACCGCAGGGGTTGACCAATACAATCCAGTTCCATTTGAAGACAATACTTGTCCATTAGTACCAGCAGAACCATTTGCTACAAATGATACAGTATTTGCAACAGTTATTGATGTGGCATTAATAGTAAATTTACGATCAGTGCTTGTAGTACCATTAGCATGAAAAACTACTTCCTTAGCTGATGCTGTACCCATTACTAGATTTGAGTTGGATGAATATAGATAAGCATCACCAATACCGGTAATATTAAATCCAGCTTGGTTATATGTTGAACTGTTAATACCCAGATCGACATAATTTACAGAATCATTTCCGGTATCAGAGGTAATTACTAAGTCACCTGAAGCATTTGTTCCAGAATTAGCATTTTGAATTACACTTTGAAGATACGTATTTGTTGTACCATCAATTTGAATCAATGAATTTGACCCAAAATCAAATCCTGAAATTGGTCCGACTTGAAGTTTTACTGTAATTTGGGCATTTGAAAAACTTTGATTTCCAGCAAATACGTTATTATTTGACCAAATTACTACGTTGGCTGGAAGTTGTGCATATGGCAATGTTCCAGTTGTAATATTAGATGCGTTTGCAGAACGTGTAACGGCATTTGTATAAGCAGTAGACGCATTGCCGGTAATCTGGTTTTGTAATGTCGCTAAGGAAATACCACCTAATGCTCCAGAGTTAGAAGAATATAAAGAATTGGCAGCAACCCAAGCACCATTAGTTACCCCATTGGCGGAATAATTAATTGCATTTGTATAAGTGGTAGAAGCACTTGTATCAGTATATGAAGTAGCATTTGAATAAGCGGTAGCAGAATTTCCTGTAATTTGACCTTGAAGTGTTGTTAAACTTAATCCGCCAAAATTTGTAGAATTATTAGATGTACCAGAAAATGCTGTTGAGTTAATACTTACATTAACTGATGAATTTCCTAATGTAATAATTGTTCCATTAGCAATTATACCAGATGAAGTAGTATTAATAGTCGAAATTAAAAGTTCTGATGTAGAATTGCCAGTTATTGATACATTTGACGCAAATGCAACATTTCCAGAAATATTAGCTGTGCCAGTAACGCTCAAAGTTGCTGTTGGAATTGAAGTTGAACCAATTGAAACGTTTCCACCGAGAGGATTCAAATTGATTGGGTAATAAACTGGAGAAGCACCATTAAATCCTGATTGCATCCAATATGAATTACCAAGAGTGCTGTTAGATTGGCCAATAGCCAAATAATTACCACCACCGCCACCAATTAATAGAGAAGCGTTGCCTGTAAAGCCTGCTGATGGAGCAATTTGTGAATTTGATAAAAACTGTACTTGAACATTAGTTGATGTAGTACCAGCAATTAAATTACCAGATACGTTAGCTGTTCCACCAACAGTAAGCATAGCAGAAGACCATGTAACATTTCCAATAGCAACATTGCTTCTAAACCAAGAACCAGCATAACCCGTTTCAAAGAAAGATACATTACCGACTTGACCAATAGAAAATCCTTCTAATGAAGAACCAGCTACCGCAATATCAATGCTATTATTTGTATAATATGCTTTAGTAAATGCACTAGAATTTCTAGACATTCTCCAATTAGCATCAGATACACCATTAAAATATATTGCGGTAGTATTGGTAGTTAATCCAAGTCCTGTTCCACTAAACGATACGTTAGCTGTAAATGAATGGGTATTAGTCCATGTATATTGGGCGGCAGTATTTACTGACGCTGCACCTAATGATTGCCAATATAAACCTGTTCCATTGGAAGATAAAACTTGGCCAGTTGTTCCTGAAGAACCGTTTGCATATAAAGCAACTGAACCAAATCCAACATTTGCACTAAAGTTTACCGGAGCACTAAAGTTTACATTTGAAGTTGCACTATTTGCAAATACTGACCAAATAGCTCGTGCGGCACCAGAAGCATTTGTTGAATAAAATACAAAGTTATCATCACTCTGTTGAATGAATGATACTGTATTTCCATTTGTAGTTTTAAAGTTTATATCAATATTGTTGTTTATAACAATATTACTAGAATAAATCTGTGTGTTTGTCCAGGTATATTGAGCAGCAGTGTTGACTGATCCTCCACCAGATACTGTAGACCAAACACCATTTCCATATAATACAGTAGTAGAATTTGCGGTACCAGAACCAAGTCTTGCTGTTGAAACTGTTCCTGTTGAAAGATTTGAAGCATTAGATGAATATGTTGTCGCATTAGAATATGCAGTAGCCGCATTTCCAGTTATCTGGCTTTGAATAGTTGTTAAGCTTAACCCACCAAGAGCACCAGAATTAGTTGCGTATGTAGCATTAGCTGCTAAAATAGTTCCATTGGTTACGCCATTTGCGATGTAATTAACAGAATTTGTATATGCTGTAGCCGAATTTCCTGTAATCCAAGATTGAATGTTTGATAATGTTCCAGAACTATTTGCTAAGTAATTTGCTGAATTAACTGTATAGGATGGATCAATATATAATCCAGTGGCATTTGCAATTATTCCAGTATTAGAATTAACATAGAAATATGTAGAATTTGATGTCAATCCATTGCCAATGCCTAATCCAAGAGCTGCGGTATTTAGTACTGCAGAATATGATGTAGCATTTAAGTGATAAAATTCACTTGCACCATATCCACCTTGTAGGCCAGATAACTGATTGTGTACTGCTGAGCTAAGAGAAGAAACAGCAGATGATGTTGAAACGGCAATTTTTCTTACTGCTTGTAGAGCAACTCTACCTTCTTGACTACTAGAAGATTTTGCTTGCCAAGTTAATTGGTATGCAAAAACCAATTCAACGCCAGTAACGACTGACCAATCCCATGAAGTAATATCTTCTGCTTGTGCATCAGCAAGAGTATTATATGATCCTCTACCGGTAACAATTGTATAAGATCCATATGTAGTCATTAATACATATGAATTATAGTAATGGTTATTTGTTCCTGAAGTCAATACACCATTATTATCCCAATAAATATATCCACCACCAGTTTGGTAAACGAATGGCATATCACTTTGACCCCAGGTCCAAACATCTGGATTCACCGCCGTTCTATAAAAAGTCGTGTAGTTATTAACAACACCGACAGTATTTGCTGTTATAGCAGTAATACTTTTAATAAGATCTTCTTGTTCAATAACTGATGTTGATACAGTAACTAGGTTATTTGCGCTTGTTGTACCGCCTAAAGTATATCCCAATGCACCAAATGTTTGAATGCGGGGTCCAACAGTAGTATGCAAATTATAACGATGTCTAAGAGTCATTAATACTGTATGTCTTTCATCAGACATAAAATATTTTGGAGTATTACTGTTATTCCAGTTGATAAATGCAACAGAAGCTATTGAAGGATCTGTCCAATCCCAACTTGAAGATGATACAGAAAGATTTCCAGTAGAATTTATTGAAACAAAATAGCGGCCTGCAGTGGCTGGAGGAGAAGCACTAAGAGTTACAGTTCTATTTCCAGTGAAATAATACTTTTTACCACTTATATAGATATGCCATCCAGAACCGGTATCAGTAAGAGTAAATGTATTTGTTCCATCAAATGATATTGAAGTTTCTGCATTTCCATCAAGAAAACCATTCATTTGCTGATCTATAGCAACAGGAGGATTGTCTCTCCAGTATACTCCACCAGAACCATTAGATGTTAAAGCTTGGTCAGTATTACCATATACTCCATTAGCAGAAATGCCGCCTTGGAATATAGTATTACCCGCGAAATCAATTACTCCAGATAATGTATATGTGCCAGAAGTATTAACATACTTTGATGCAGTAACACCACCTAAGTTTAAAGCATTATTGGATGTAAGTGTTAGAACATTTGCAGAAAGACCAGCAGTTGTTTGATATAACGCAGCGGCATTGGCTACCGCATTAGAGTATGCTGTAGCGGCATTACCAGATACCCAAGATGAAATATTAGCAATAGTTCCAGATGAATTACCAAGATAGCCGGAAGCATTAGCTGTTAATGTCGCAACATTTGCAGAAAGTCCGGCCATTGTCTGATAAATGCCAGCAGCATTAGAAGCTGCATTAGCAATAGCATTAGAAAATGCTGTCGCAGCATTACCTGTAATCTGTCCTTGAACTGTTGTTAAGCTTAGTCCACCAAAGTTTGTAGAATTATTAGCAGTAATATTTGGTTGTGATACTGTCATCAGTGTTCCGTATACTTGGTTAGCGTATACGTTTGACCAATAATTAGCAGATCCACCTAAGTTGAATGTAGAATTTGTAGTTGGTGTTATAGAAATATTTGCTTGCCAAGATTTAGTAGAATCATTATAAAGAAGAGCCGCAGCATTTGTAGCAACTATACCAGATCCATCAGAGTTTAATGAACTGGTTGAATTTGCAGAAAGATAGATGGCTTTATCTGATGTAGAAATTACTGTAGTATTAACATATGTAGTCTGACCGGCAATTGTAAGATTGCCAGTAACTACTAAAGATCCTGTTATATTAACGTTTGATGAAGTATTAACTACTCCACTAAATGTTGCTCCAGATAATAGAGCATAACTTGCTAGATTTGATTGTAATTGCGCATTTGATACAACATTGGCTGCTGGAAGAGTTCCAATATAATTGGCAGAGTTTGCTGTTAATGTTAGAATATTTGCTGATAGACCAGCAGTTGTTTGATAAACAGCTGCAGCATTAGCAACAGCATTAGCATAAGCTGTTGCAGCATTACCTGTAACCCATGAAGCAATATTAGCTAAAGTACCAGAAGAGTTACTTAGATATGTTGCAGAATTTGCAGCTAATACCAAAACATTTGATGCAAGACCGCTATGCGTTTGGTAAATACCAGCAGCATTAGAAGCTGCATTAGCAATAGCATTAGAAAATGCTGTCGCAGCATTACCGGTAATTTGGCTTTGTAAAGTTGCTAACGAAAGTCCACCTAATGCACCAGAATTAGAAGAATATGTGGAATTTGCAGCAACGATAGCACCATTAGTTACACCATTAGCCGCATAATTAATTGCATTAGAATAAGCTATTACTGCAGCAGAATTGGCATATGATATTGCATTTGTATATGCGGTTGTTGAGTTTCCAGTAATCCATGAAGCAATATTAGCTAAAGTACCAGAAGAGTTACTTAGATATGTTGCAGAATTTGCAGCTAATATTAGAACATTTGATGCAAGACCACCATGAGTTTGATATAACGCAGCGGCATTTGCTACAGCATTAGCATACGATGTTGCAGCATTTCCAGTAATCCATGAAGAAATATTAGCCAAGGTTCCAGAAGAGTTGCTTAGATATGTCGTAGAATTGGCTGTAAGCATTAAAACATTTGCGGGCAATCCAGCATAAGTCTGGTAAATACTAGCTGCATTTGATGCAGCATTAGCAATAGCATTAGCAAAAGCTGTGGCAGCATTACCAGTAATTTGTGATTGTAATGTGGATAATGATATATTACTTAAATAATTTGCATTATTGGCAGTACCAGAATAATTAGTACTGTTAATAGAAGTACCATTAACAGTAATAGTACCACTAACACTTAAATTTGATAAATTTGAACCAATTTCAAAAGCAACAGTTCCATTTGAGGCAAATACTTTATTATCAGCAAGATTTACTGCAAACTCACCAGCATCAATAAATGCTGAGTTAGATGGATCAGTAGTATTAGCAAGCCTTCCAGATACGGAAGTTCTCTTGTGTTGAATCTTTGTATTTGCCATATGGCTCCCCTATTATTCAGTATATACTGAGGGTTTGGTGTGAATTTATATATTTATTTTAAAAAGTACCACAATCTAACTGAAGTTGGTCTAAATGGAAATTTTCGTCAGTTGAATTATAAATTAGAACACTATTATTTATAGGATTATCAAGAACAACGTCTGTCAAGGTTTTGATAGTTCCATGCAGTGCTGCTTGAGGAACCTGATTTTTTAAGACAATAGGGTTTGATTGCTGAGCAAATGAAACTTTGGCAAAATTTAAATTTTGTTTTACTACAGCATTTATGGCCATGTCTTATAACCCCATAGAATATGTAGTATTTGCTAATTGAGTTACTGTTGGAGTTACAGTAAGAATGCCTTCAATAACTCGGGTAATCGTACCAAAACTGTCTATGGTATCGATATCATAGACATACTTTCCTGGACTCATAGATGCCGTAGTATTAGCATCAAGCACCAAAGAAATGTTTCCTTGAGTTGGGTTTGTAATTGATAGATTTAATGTAACATATGAAGTTGAGGTATACCACTTACGGATTTGTCCATATGTAGTATATCCAGTAAGGTCTAAGATATTACCATCTGTATCTGATAGAGACAGATATGTTGTAAATGTAGAACCTTGATCAACAATGATATTTGCCTTAGCCGCCATATTTTACTCCTTTATATGGAGTATTTATGTTTTTTTCTCTTGACACCATTTTTTATAGCAGTATAATGTTAGTAACAAGATTATATTAATATACTGTTTGATAAGTCCATACGACTGTAGAACTTGTCAATGATGATCTACCATCACTTACAGTACAATTGACATGCCATTGAGATACTTCGTCAGTATTATCAAATAATATTTTGAGATCGAATGCTGATGTATTTGCACCAGTAGCAGATAGAACTGGATAACTACCATTAAACTGTGTATAATTCCAAGTATAGGTATACGAAGCAGGAGTACCACCAGTAACGGTAGCAGCAGAACTCAATTCTCCAACATTTGATAGGGTATCATTTTCTTGATCAGTACCAATATCAACTGAAGAAATGGCTATATAAGCACTAGTCCCATAAAATATATTAATATCTATTGCACCCGAAGATGGAACTGATCCATTAGTACCCGAAGTACCTGAAGGCACGAATGATCCCCCAGCATAATATTCAGATAATGAGATTGGATTTGATCCACCAAACTCACCTTGAATCTGAGATAATGATAATGCTCCAGAAGTAGGTAAAGTCATTAAGCTAACTTAGCCTTAATTTCTTCAACCTGATCTTTTAGTTCTTTAATGGCTTCTACCAGAAGACCGACAAGGTTGCCATATGCTAGAGACAAATATTCATCGCCTTCGATAACTGCTTCTGGAAGTACTTTTTGCACATCTTGAGCAATAAGGCCCGTTGATCGTTTATTTGAATCTGTATCATTACGATTAAAGGTATAACCAGTTAATTGATCTACTTTATCTAATGCATTTTCAATCTTTTGTAAATCTGTCTTCAATCTAGAATCTGAGAATGCTGTTACGTCACCAGTAGCTGTAATACTACTAGCTACCAATAATGGTCCACCGTTTAATCTAAAATTTGCTCCATCATACCACAAATATGTATTACCAGAATTATTACCAAGATATATTAAGCCTGTAGTTGGAGAACCCGAACGATAGCTTGTAATATCTCCGGTAAATGTTGCACCGCTTAATAATGCATATGGACTCAACGCTGATGAAGTAATATATCCAGATGGATTTGTTGCATTATATGGAGTATATCCAAGAACAGTTGGAATAGTAGCCCAACTACTATTTCCTACATGAATGGTAGTTGAGTTGGCTGTACCAGAACCAAGTCTTGCTGTAGGAACAGTTCCTGTTGAAATATTGGTGGCATTAGTATAATATGATGCTGGTTGGCTATTGAAATTTGTAGAATTATTTGCTGTAATATTTGGTTGAGATGTAGTTACTAAAGTGCCGTAAATTTGGTTAGCATAAACATTAGCCCAATAGTTGGATGGACCACCCAAATTTAAAGCATTATTTGCTAATGGTGTAATTGCAACATTTGACTGCCAAGATGTTGTTGCATTGTTAAATAGTAAAGATGATGCAGATGTTGCGACAATTCCTGAACCATCTGATATAGCTGCACTTATTGAATTTGCAGAAAGATAAATTGCTTTATCTGATGTGCTGATTACTGATGTGTTTACGTAGGTAGTAGATCCAGCTATTGTTAGATTTCCACTAACAACTAATGATCCAGAAACGGTTAAATTGGAATCAAATTGAGCAATACCAGTACTATGTAAATTTCCTGCTACATCTAGTGTATAAGCTGGAGAACTTGTTCCTACACCAACATTACCATTAGCTCCAAAATACCCTACTGTTCCTGTGCTATTGGCTGTAATTAGTACGGCATTGACGGTGAATGTATTTGTATATGTATATTGTGCAGTTGTATTAATTTGTGCAACAGGCAATTTTCCTGTTGAAATATTGGTAGCATTAGTATAATATGACGCTGGTTGACCATTTAGATTGGTAGAATTGTTTGCTGTTAATGTTGCTACGTTTGCAGACAATCCTGCAGTAGTTTGATAAATCGCAGCAGAATTGGCGACAGCATTTGCATAGGCACTAGCAGCATTACCGCTAATCCAAGATGCAACATTTGCTAATGTACCAGAAGAGTTTCCATGATAAGTAGCCATATTAGCTGAAAGTGTTAATACGTTAGCACTTAATCCTGCAGTAGTTTGATATAGTGCTGCAGCATTAGCAACAGCATTAGAATAAGCCGCAGAAGATTTTGTGTCAGCATAAGATGTTGCGTTAGAATAAGCCGCAGAAGATTTTGTGTCAGCATAAGATGTTGCGTTAGAATAAGCCGCAGAAGATTTTGTGTCAGCATAAGATGTTGCGTTAGAATAAGCAGTGGCTGAGTTTCCAGTAATTTGGCTTTGTATAGTTGATAAAGAAGATCCGCCAAGATTTAATGAGTTGTTGGATGTGCCAGAAAATGCTGTAGAGTTAATAGTTACATTAGCTGTACTATTTCCTAAACTGAATAAAGTGGCTGTAATTGTTGTATTTGTTGTGGTATTTCCCACAATACATTGCCCATTAGCAACAACACTTCTGGCTAGAAGATCGCTTCCTGTTAGAGTTAATGATCCATTAATTGTGCCAGAAGAGTTTGCCGATAACGGTGTGTAATTTAAACCGACTGTAGTATTACCCACAATATCAGATGAAGTTAATACTACAATTCCTGCTCTACCATTAAATGATGTAACTGCACTATTACTTCCAGCCGGTAAGGTTAGACCACCAGCACTAATGGTTGTAAAATTGGAAACGTTTGACGGATCTATTAGTGTAATAGATCCTCCAGTTGAAATGCTGATTCCTGTGGTGTTAATATTTACATTTCCGCCAACGTTAAGTTGGGCTGTTGCATTAATTGTTGCTGGTAATCTTGCTGTAGGAATTGTTCCATTTGTTATATTGCTTGCATTTGCTGCAATAGCTATCGCATTAGAATATGCTGTTGCTGCTGCACTAGCAGCATTACCGGTAATCCAAGATGCAACATTTGCTAATGTACCAGAAGAATTTCCATGATATGTTGTTGAGTTTGAGGCTAATGTTAATACGTTGGCGGCTAATCCTGCAGTAGTTTGGTAAATGGCAGCAGCATTGGCGACAGCATTAGAATAAGCTTGACCAGCCATAAATGCAGCATTAGTAACAGCATTAGAGTATGCACTAGCAGCATTACCTGTAATATATCCAGCCCAGGTCGAAGAAGATAATCCAGCAAAGTTTGTTGTATTATTGGCTGTGCCAGAGAATGATGTAGCATTTACAATAGTATTAATTGTGGCATTACCTACAAATATTGTAGATGGAGTTAAACCAACATTAGCGCCGACACTCACAGAAGCATTAGCAACTACAGCATTAGTAGTAACTGAAGTTGAATTGATAATTGTATTTGTTGTGGAATTGCCTACGAATACTGTAGTTGTAGTTAAACCAACATTTGATCCTACTGTTAATGCTGAATTTGCAATAAACGAATTTGATGAAAATGCCGTAGAATTAATAAATGAGTTGGTTGTAGAATTGCCTACGAATACTGTAGTTGTAGTTAAACCAACATTTGATCCTACTGTTAAAGTAGAAATTATTGATGCTGTATTTGCAAATACTGAGGTTGTATTTAAATTGGAGGAAGAAATCGTCGTATTGATTGAAGAATTTCCGATAGAAATACCCAAGGCATTTGACATTGCTACATTTGACGAAATGGTTAAGGTCGCTGGAGTTGATCCATTACCACCTCGTATATCATTTAATACAGTGAAGGTATTAGCACTAAAAATACCATTTACATAAGCATTGCCTGTAGTAATAGCCCCATTTGTTGTAGTATCTGTTGTTACTACAATAGTTGACATATCATATGCTATAATATTTGTTTTTGTGATCCAACCAGCAAAAGTGTCAAATTGTGGTTGAATATTAGCTGTATTTATTGCCATTAACTTTTACTTTCCTAAGAACCTTTAGTATTTATGATACTTTCTAAAATCTTTTCTAACTTGGAAAATTTAATTTTTAATTCATCAAGTTCATCTGAAGCCTTAAACGCATGTACCATTTTATCTCGGTGTGCTTTATATGCTTCATATTCTTCATTATTAATATTTAAAATTGCTCCAGTAGTAAGGTCTTTGACTAAATCTTGTTTATCAGTTTTTGCATATTTCATTATACAGACATCGCAATGACTCTAATATCCATTACACGAGGGACCTGATATGATGAATTTGAGGTCAATACAGTTTTGATAGCAAATGTTCTGTAACTATCATATGGACTTCCGCCCGAGCCATAATATCTTACGATACCTGTGCTTGGATTGTGGAAAGCAGTTTTTGGTTGGGTAACAAATTCGTATGTGGCAACAGAACTATTAGATAATCCAATATTATCGATTGTTAATGCTGTACTATTTGTTACTGAAGTTACGCTTCCAATTTGGAATGATGTTTTTGTAGAATCTGACCAAATTTTAATAATACTATTTACTGGGGCGTCGGTAACAAAATTAGTGCCTACTCCAGTTATATAATTATTAGTTGTATTGGTTGTTAAAACCCCACTTAATAGATATGATGGTGGAGATGCTTTAAATGTATAACTATATTCAATATAATCATAAATGTTGGTTGGGTCTGAAAATGCTGTTGCTGTTGTATTTGCCTTGTCCAATTCCGACCAATCTTTAGAATCGAATGTATTTGTATCCAATGAACTTTGAATCTTTGCATAAATTTTAATATCAGAGCCAACTGGTCTATATGCATTAATATATACAACAATATCTTCTGCATCTTGGCCTTCAGCCAAAGTAATAGTTTGTGTAATTGCTTTTGACCAAGATTCTCCGCTTTTTGTATTTTCTTTGTTTGTAGATTTGTTGATCTTGTTCTTATAGGCAATTAAAGATGTAGATTGCAAATCAACTATAGGTGAAATAGTTGATGAATTTGAAGAAAGATTTAAATTTACATTTAAAGATTTATTTCCACTATTATTCAAAATTTCATTTGTTTTTGATGCAACAATTTGTTCATTTCCTAGAACAATATTAGTAGACCCCAAATCATATGATGTTGCTTGAATAGAGGTATAATTTGAAGTTACACCAGAAACAGCCATTACAATTTCTGAACCGTGAACAGAAGATGTATAAATTTGTGGTTGGAATCTATTAATAACTTTATCTTTTACAGCCACAATTTTAGTATTGGCATTACTTTGAGCACCAATTATAATAGAATTTGCAATGAAACAAAAATTAGAATTTGATGCCGTAGAATTGATTAAGAATAGTTCTGATTTATTTGCATCAAACAATTCAACTTTTCCGCATGGAGCCAGTTGATAACTTGCTGATGCGCTTGCAAAATCAGGAATATTTGCTGATGTAAATTGTGTGTTATTAGCAACACTTTGTACTAGTAGAACATCGGATACGCTTCCATTAGTTACTGCGATATATTGACCAGAAGTCAAAGTTGTTTGGAATGATGTTCCAGTTCCAGTAACAATTTGACTTGTAGTATTGATAGAAATTGTGCCAGTGGAATTTGCGGTTTGCTGATATGCCCATTCTCCTTGTGTAAAAAATGCAGAAGTATTTGTTACAGATAAGAATTCATAATCAGCATTTACAAAAGTTGCATTTCCTGATGCTTGAAATTGTGCAGAATAGACATCAAATTTCAAGTATTCATTTTGAATTGGTGTCCATGTAGAACCTGTAGATGATGTAAATAATACGCCTTGTCCCCAATTTCTGACAACTGAATTGTTTGTTGCAACATCAGTCCCACCCACAACTGCAGTCCATACTGCATAATTTGCAGATGCGCCATCTGGAATAATTGATAAAGCATATTCATAACCAGAGCGAAGAAATACTGGACTTGAAAATACAATTTGTGTTGCTAGTAATGCATTTGGATCAATATTAACTTGTGCTGCTGTTAAATGTGTTTTAGAAAATGGAACAATTTTTGTTGTTGGTGTGCCATTTTCCATAGTTCTAATATCAAAGGATACTCCAAGATTGAGGTCTTTAGCTTGGAAATATACATTAATATAACTTAGGTATACCCCATCTTGACCATTTGCCATATCGGTTCCAATATAAAAGGATTGACATAATGGGTCAAATCTAGTAGTATCAACCGTAGCGGAAGTTCCGCTACCACGATTTGACGTTACTGATACTGGAGCATCTGCGGGACGTGGTGATACAATTGATTGATCAGATGTTACCAACGGATAATTAAATGCATGAAAAAATGTAGTTGCATTTGTGGTAGAAGAAGAAGATAAAGATGAGATGCTAGGTGCATCTGAAATTACTATTTGTCTATCTCCTGTGAAAAATTTTCCTGGTGGGATATAAAATATGCCAGCAACAGAGCCGATAGAATTAGTAATTAATGTAGATCCTACAGTTCCAGTAGGATTGAATGAATCAATTGTTGGGTTCGATGTAGTAGGATCAAACCCAGCAGGACGAACAAATGCATCTACATTTTTATTATCAAAATAAACATGTACCACACTATTAGGTTTTAGTCCATTAGCATATATACCAATAGCCTGTTCTCTAATAAATGCTAGAGTTCTACTATCAGTAACAAAGTTACCAACTCCAGTAAAGGTTGAGATCATGTCTGTCATATATTTTCTTTCTTATTAATTAATTAAATTAAGCCCATAGCTGCATAATATGCATAATCTGGTCCATATTGTTCGCTTAGTGCTGTATTATATAGATATTGTACTGTATCTGCTTGTGATAATGCTGGAAGTGCTATATTATCGGAATAGAATGCAGACATTGGAATTGTTCCACTATAAAGATTTGAACTATCATTCCAAGATAAACTCATATGACCTAAAGCAATTGCATTAAAGTAATATATTGTAATTGGATAGAATGTTCCAGCAGTTGCAGAAAAATTGCTTGGACCGATTGGGTCAGAATGGCCATTAGGTGGAGTCAATCCATTTCCTAGATTCCAACCATTGCCACCAAACATTTGTTGACCATTAATATACACTTCCATTCCATCATCGCTATAACCACTAATCGCATATGTATCGGTTGTTGGAAATACAATCCAACCAGTATATACACAACTATGTGGAATTGATACGGCTGTGTTATATAGAGAATTAAAATATGATGCTGTATCTGCTGTATTAAAAAATGGAGTACTGGTATATACTGAACCTAAGAAATATCCAGAATATGGAGTATAATATGTATCTGATCCAGGCGCTAATGGGGTTGATGATTCATATCCAGTATAAAAATCAAGTTTTAAACGCCCTTGAATTTGGTTTGGTTGTGGTTGTGGTACTGGAGTTGGTGCTGCTGGTGGGGTTACTACTCCAGTAGAACTTTCTACAACTTGTACTACTTGGGTTGTAGTATTTGGTACATAATTGACAATTGGTGTTGGGGGGATTTGAACACGAGTATCAATAAAGCTGTCATATGATGGGAAACAATATGCAACACCTTGCCAATTCCAAACACTTTCTGCAACATTTCTTTGTTGTGTTGCTGAAGATTGTGAGAATAATAGATTATTTGAATAGGCTAAAGATAAGGTACTATTTGTTTGTACTATTGTATTAGAAGAAGTTTGTGATACAAATTTTAATTTAATATTGCGTTGGTCAAATCTTGGAATAATGGCAGATTCTACTGGATCTAAAGCAATACTAAATTCTGGGTCAGTAGTATTTAATAGTGTAAAATCGTTGTACTGATCAACAAAAATACCATTCTTAAATCTGTTTATGAAAGTATTTGCACCAGATTTGATGGCAAGTGCGGTTGTTTGTGATTCAAGAAGACTCAATGCTGCATAATATTCTAGATTTGCTACGCGAGAATCAATCTTTCCAATATCTTTCATTGTGTAACGACGATTTTGTGATGTCGTTGCCTTTACTTGGTGGTCAGTTCTTCCAGTATTTAGCGCATCTAAAACAGAGAGAGATGGATATGCAGGAACCACAATTGTCCCTAAAGCCATAGATGTAATTGATCCGTTTGAATTATTTATTGGATTTTCTGAGGAAATTCCTTCTTGAACCAAGAAACTTCCTAGAGAGTTTATAATTAATTTATCAATACGACCAAGATAATATTGAGAGTCATATTTGAATAATTGATTTGGTGTTGCGATATAAAGTTCTGATCCAGAAAATGTTTGAGTATTTTGTGGATTGATTGATGCTGTTGCAACAGTAGTCGCATATACTGCAGTATTTTTTACTACAGGCCTAAAATCGATAGCATCACGTAGATCTAATATTTGACCAGTAGTTGATGTATATCTTGGAATTTGAATTGTTTGAATAGCTGATGTATTAGCTGTGTTTGCATCATCAATTGGGTATGAATCTACTGAAAAATATCCATGACCAGTGCCTGTAGTTGAAGTGAATGCATTAAATACGACTGAAATTTTGTCGCCCGATTTTACAAATCCTCCAGAACCTGGACGTAGATTGATAGTCGATAGATCGTATACAGCATCCCTTTGTCCACTATCCAGACTAAATAAAGTTGTAGAATCTGTTACACCAGAAACTAATGTATTTGCAAAGGTAATACCTTTATATACTGCATTAATCTTATATGCATCGGGAACACCTAGAACCCAAGGCCCAGTTGTATTTGATACGTTGACAGCAGTATACGTGTACGCATTTGTTGTTGCAGCAATTGCAGCATTTGATGTAGACAATGTTAATGAAGTATTTGAAATAACGCTATTGACAGTTCCAACACTAGAACCATTTGCCAACTTTAAAGTATAACCTGGGTATACATCTCTTTGGAAGAATGTGTTAGTTCCAGTTACTGTATTGCTTGTCAAATTACATGAAAGTGTTCCTGAACCTGGATTATTATATGCAGTATCAAATAGAACAACAATATTATTATTTACTTTCTTACTGATTTCTGGCGCAGAACTAACTCGAACATCATAGTGTACGATTGTTCCTGTTAATGCTGAAGACAGAGTTTCTTGTGCGCCATTGGCAGATACAAGAGTAATTGTCATACTATTAGATGATGCAATATTTACTTTAGTTGGTCTTGAAGCAATTGGGATTGGAACGTAAGCAGGATAATACTTGTTGTGTGTATTTGAAGTTGGTTGCGCACCAGTAAATGGTGCATTAACATTTAAAAGAGTATTATTAGAAATAGAAACGACTTGTCTTGGTTGACCATTAACATTAATATAATCACCAATGGCATATGTAGTTGTGAAAAGTGTGCTTGAACCAACAACTTGAGTATTCCCTGCAGTATTTGATGCGGTAACTGTGCCCGAAATTCCTGTATTCACTACATTCGCAGAAGTAGTTGGGATTACTAAAATATTTTGTTTTACTATACTATCTAAAGATCCAGAACCATAAGCAAATTGCTCAGAGCCACTTTTGTTTATAGACCCCATAACACCAGTATTGGCAATAGTTACTCCGGTAGAAATAGTTCTGTAAATATATTGGTTGTTATTAATCGAATTGTTTCTAAGTGTTTTGAGTGCTATTTTAGTTGTGTCGAATACTAAACTGCTAAAATTTGTTTCATTTAATGTTGCTAATCCACCAACCAAAACGGTGTCCGCAGCACCAGATGTGGCTCCACTATAATAAATTGATTTTACACTTGCAAAATTCTGTCCAGAATTCATAGTAATATCGCCTAGATATAATGCATATTGTGCATTATATGTTCCAGCAATACCAGATATTAATTCTACAGCCAATAGTTTAGCCTGTCCAATTTCAGACCCAGCAGATATTGGTGTAAATGTATTATTTGTTAATGCTTGTAATGCAGTATCACGAAGAGATATTGTAGCACCAATATTTGATGCAAAATTACCAACAAATTCTTGAACTAAAACATAATTTCCATAAGATACTGACAAAGTTTGATTAGATACCGTTCTGGTATCATTTCCTTGGCGAACTGGAATTCTTAGATTGTTGAGTAATTCTACGCGATAACCATCTACATATGCTAGTCCAGAACTGGTTACTAGATTTAGACTTGTTGTGTTTCCAACAATAGATTCTGTAGACAATGAGAACGGATTTACCACATAATTTCCAGATTCTTCATATGTTCTACGGGCTAGTTCGCGTCCAAGAGAAGAGTATTCGGTTTGTTGAGATGAACGAACAATACTTCCATTTTGCCATTCTACTAGAGAGAAAAAGTTGTTTGATGGAAGAGCATCTGTATTTGCAACAACAAGAGTTGGAATTAATTGTAGGCGTTCTGCGCCAGGAGCATTTTGGTTTGTAAATCCAGCCGCATTATCATATAATGAATTATCCTGCAACTCATTAATAATATTCTCTTGGATATCAAATCCAACTACTACATTATTTGGTGCATTTGAATATTTAGATACGACTACTGATGTGGAGTTTGCGACATCAATAAAGAATCCTTTTTGGAAAACAATACCATCAGTTACTCTAAAGGAATAGCCAGTTCCTACAGCAGGACTAGAACTATTTCCCGAAATAGAATTATTGACGATTGTTACTGAATATGCTGTAACAATACTTGCTGTATCATTAGGGTTTGTATTTGTATAAAAATTTAAGGTATCTGTTGGTGAAAATTGAGATTGCCCATTACCCGAATTGATATACTTAATAAAGATTGTATTTAAGTCTGGTGCTTGTGATTGTAACCCTTGAACGGAATTTACTACAATAGCTTGTAGATTTGATGCTGGGCATACTACACGAGTATTAACATATTGATCTGGATTTGTTGGTTCTCCATCAATACGTGTGTCAGAAATCTTTGCATAATAGTATTGGTTATCATAAAGGAAGTTGCATCCCTTAATAATCGTACCTTCAACAAAAATACTATCACCAAAACGCTCAACCTGATTTTGTAAAATTGTTTGTAGTTGTGTTAGTTCACGCGCTTGTATAGCTACAGAAGGTCTGAACAAAATTCTATGATAATTGTTATTTTGCGCACCATTTGCGGCATAAAAATCATCAAAGAATGGTGAAACATTTAAATTAGTATCCAGAGGCATGGCGGTCCTTTATAATATCAACTATAATTTATTTATTAAAAAAATTGAATTACCAATTTAATTGTTTCGGTTTGGTTGTTTGATCTAGTAATAGGAACAATATTTTCAGCATATATTATTTCACCAGTATATGGTACCAAATCTGGTGCTTTCAATCCTGTAACAGTGGATATAATACTTGCATCCGATGACTGAAGTTGGTCATTTGGTCCAACATAAAAAGTTCCTTTTACACCGATCAAATAGAAATCATATTCTGTAAATGTAACAGAAGTATTCGTTAAGTTTGCTGTAGCATTACTGGTCAATGTGATGGTTGTATCATTAGATACACTTAACACTGTTCCAATTAAAAATGAATTTGCAGTAACTTTAAGTTTGCTTCCAGTTGCAATAGAAGTAAAGTTTGTATTTGTTCCAGTAACTAAATTACTTACTGTATTACATGTTACATAACCAGTAGTTGGTCTGATATCTTGTAAGTATCCAAAAGCTCCACCATTTCCAGGAAGACCTTGTTGTACATATTGATTTAAAGAAAACTGGTTTACTGTTGTATATTGCCCAGTTAACTTCAATGTCTGGTTGAATGCCGTTGTTGGTTGAGATACTAATGTGACATTTGCTGTAGCAGAAGTTAAAGCTCCTAAAATTGTATTATTAGATATAAATTGGCCCTTTACATTAGTCAATTGCATAACAGTACCATTACTTGTGATAAATGTTCCGGTAGCAGAATGTTGTACATTTGATAACATTGTAGTTGTAATATATTCTGATATTGATACAACGTCTGTATTAGATAATGTTGTATTATAAAATTGAATTGCTGTAGAATTTGATGTATAGTTTTGAGCCGTAGTATTTGAAGGAACTACTGTATGACTTAAAATACTTTTTCCATTAATTTGTACTGAAACTGTAGTTGTACTATTTGCGGCAAATAAATTGTTTGCTGAATCTAAACCAAATACTGCAGTTGTAAATCCTGAATTAGTTGAATATATTGTATTATTTTGTAGATTATTTGCTAAAGCTAAAATAGACCCTGTAGGAACAAAATTTCCAACATCTTGCCTTATGATTGCAGTATTAGCATTTACAAAAATAACAGTTCCATTTGCAGCAGGCGTTACTTGATAAATTTGTGTATTTACTGCAAAGGCCACAGAATTTTCATTTGTTTTAATAGTAATGTAATTTCCTATATTATAGGTAAATTGTTTTAGAAGGCTTGTGTAAGTGTCCATAGAAGTATTTACGGAACCAATATATTCAATTACATTTTCGCCAGGACTAAATGCTCCATTTGCAGTATTATAAGTCAATTGAACATTTGCAAATAAAGGAGCCTTTAAAACACCAACTGTAGAATATTCATTATTAGTAGAAATTGTACCATTCTCATTATTGGAAAAGGTAACACTGATACCAACTTTATTCGCATTTAATTCTGAATATACATTTGCCCCATGTCCACCTCTGGGTGAAATAATCGCTCTAGCAACTGCACTATTTGCAACAAGACTTCCTGTATTACCAATTACATTTACATTTGCGTAGGTATATCCAGAACCTCTATCTATAATTTTAATATTAGAAATAGATTGGCTTTGAGTATTAACCACAGAAATTGCTTTAGCGCCAGTTCCATCCCCAAGAATAACTACATTTGGTGCAATTGTATAATTTGAAGTAAAATCTGGTAAAGGATTAAATGCATTTTGTGTTGTTACTAGATATTGGTCTGGAGTTACTTGGTAGTTAATGATTGGCTGAATTTGACCAGCACCAGTTCCAGAATTAATATAAAGTGCAGAACCAGTATAGAATCCAACATTACCAGATGACCCGTTAGCTAGAGCTAATACTTGCGTATTACCACCAACAGAAACTGAATTAAAATATCCTGTTGCATAAGAAACATAATTATTACCACCAATATCTATAGTAATCGAGTCTAATGCGCCATTGACAGCAAATTGAGTAACAATACTATTAGCGACGATTGGAATGTAAGATGCTGTAGTAAAATTATTATATGTTGTACCATCTACAGTATACATATACTTCCAAGTATAGCCATCTGTAGGATTTGTATATAAATCATCAACAGCAGAAGTTTCTACAAGTAATGGTTTATGTGTAGAAGGAGAACCGCCAGCATTATCAATGCATTTAAAAATATTATAATTTGTACCATCAAATGATGATACAAAAAAGTTCTTTGAATATAAATCATTATCTTTATCATCATATTTTGCATAAACTGTGCCAGATATCCAATCATATCTATTAATCATCATAGATAAATTTGATGGTGTAATAATTTTACCAAAAATCATTTGTTCAAACAAATTATATTCTACGTTATTAACTGATTCATTTATTAATGCTGGAGATGATACTGCATAATATATGCTATTTGTAATTAAATTTGATGTTGCTGGTGTAGTAAGAGTAATAAATGTACTATTGACAGTTAAGACAGTTCCTAATAATACAGCATCAGTCTGATACAGATAATATCCATTTGAAATATTTGAAGACACATCGACCGATGTTGCTACCAAATTATTTGCTGTATTACAAGTTACTGTTCCAGAAAGTTTGTTTAGTGCAAGACCTGAACCAGGAGTTGCCGCAAAAACGTAATATTGAGTATTCGCTATATCCTTAATAGGATTGTAATAATCAATAGAGGTTCTAACATTAAATAATTTTGTATTGCTGACTACAGTCATGATATTGTAATACTAACCCCCGGTGTATTTAATGGTGCGTTTAATTCAGATTTAATAATTGCTTTACCAAATAATTCGGTTCCCGCAACGTGAACAAGTTTTTTTACCATATCAGAATACTTGTTCAATGATAGTTTAGTTTGAATTTCGTAGGAATACTCTTGATAATATTGGTTGTCGTGAATATATTTATTAGAGTTTAATTGGCCGTTTGTATTTTCCCAATATCCATTTGCAATACCCTGATGTTCTACACTAGCGGTACCAAAAATATCTTGAGCATTAGCATTTGTTACACCAGTAAGAACTAGAGAAGCACCATTAGGATATCCATAACCAGAAGATAATACTTGTAATGTAGTAGCAATAGCATTAGCGGTAACCACATTGTCAGTAATTACAGCATTGAATCCCATCCAAGTATTACTTGTATAATCTGATGAAACTGTATTGATATAACCATTACCGAATCGAGTTCCTAGAGAATCTTGGCTATAGACTTGCGAATTATTACTAAATGCATAATTAAATGATTGTCTACGCACAGAAATTGTATTGGAAGATACGCTTTTAATCAATCCTTTAGCTAGAACTGGTGAAGAGGTTGTTGTTACAGTATCTACAGTATCTGTAGTATGTGTAGATTGCCCAGTAATAGAATATGTAGTTAAGAATGTTCCAGATAATACTGTTATAGTCAATGTATTTGTGGTTTTTGCTGTTACAACACCCGTAGCTCCAGTAGTGGCTTGAATAATGCCTTCACCAACCTTAAATGATCCACCGCTATTTGTATGTAATATTAATAATGTAGAAGATACTGTTGTTTGTTCAAAAATTGCTTGGCCAGGACTAAAATTAAAGTTTGTAGATGAAAGATCTAAAAATACATCTTTGTAATTATATGCAGCGGTATTTTTATCATAGATATATGTAAATGGTGCAGCATTATAATTGGAACCCGGATTAACTGCAGATAGAGATTGTATAGTTCCAATAATAGTTGTATTAGTTGTTAATGCATCTATAATAAGACCATTTAAATAACCAATTGTGCCATCTCCAGAAAATCCATATTCTGTGGTATTACAAGTACATTGATTTGATGTTAAATTAATAGAAGCATTAGATGATAGATATAAAATAGTATTACTTACAATAGTATTAATGATACCTACTGAAGAACCATTAGGTGCATTAAGCGTACTACCAATGCCAAATCCTTGTTGTGTGTTTGTAAATTGAGTTCCAGAACCCGTAACAATAACATTTGCCGTATTGCAAGTAATTGTTCCGCTTGCTGTAGAAAATCTTCTTGTTGGTTGTCCAGAATTGCTTCCACTAATTAGTAAGTCTAAAATTGCAATAGCAGAAGAATTGTTTCCAATAAGAACATCTGGTTGCGAGACAATTGTTTCTTGGTTTATTAATGTACCAATATTAAATGTGGCTCCAGAACCAGTATTATAAACTGCTCCAGTATTGGCTGCTCCTGTTACAAAGGTGCGCCAAACAGTATTATTAGAAACATTATAATTTGAGTTAGATAAAAGGGTTAGATATGAGGAGTTTGTTACTGAATTTACTACTCCAATAAATCCATTATTTGCTCTAAAATATAAATTATCACCCGCATTTATTTGTGGATAAGTAAAATTAGCAGTATTTCCCATTACAATATTTGTATTTGTATTTGTAGTAACAAGCCCGACTGGTTGACCAATATAAAATAGCAATGAAGCCTCTGGGTATAGTGTTCCAGAAATACTAGAAAGTCCCATAAATGCTACGTTTGCTCCAACAACTGTAGCATGAGCAGATACATTAGAATATGTATGAATAGTTGCATTTACTGCGTTGTTGCTAGTAACAACAATAGTTCCGTTTGCATTATTCCAGATACCACTTGTTGTACTAATAACTAAATTTCCTGTTGTATTACTAATAGGAAGAACGCCTACAACATATCCGGTAGCTACTGGAAGTGATAGGTTATTAGAATTATAGCCGGTTACAGGCAAAAGATTTGCAAATGATCCAACGTTTAAATTTTGATAGTATATACTTTGAAGCGGTTGTACAACAGACATAAGAGGAATAATTGTTCCTGTACTATTGGCATAACCAATTACTGCATTAGATATAAGAATTGAAGAGTTTGTCTCATAACCATATCCGCCATTAATTAAATTAAACGCAACTTTTCCGGTCCCAGAGATTGTGGCTCTTACAATAGCTTGTCCACCAAGACCTTCAGGCCCATAAATATTAAACAAGTCACCAATTTTATTGTTTGCACCACCTTCAGTAATAATAATATTATTTAAAGACCCAGTTACTTGTGGAGCATCAATTAAACTATTTGTATTAGTGATATATTCATTGGTCTGGAATTCACCCACAATATTTGAAAGATAGACAACATCAATAAATCTACCATTAATATTTTTTCGAGTAATATTTTCTACGAAAGCAGTAGCTCCAGAAGTAGCACCAGTAATTTGAGTACCAATAAATTCTACGGTTCTATATGAAACAGTACATTCTAAGTATTGTGGAATACGCCATATGCCATCAGAAGGCTTGATAACATCTGTAAATGGATTATATACTTCAATATCATCTCCAAATACTAGACTGAATAGTAATTTGAAAGAATCTGTACTTCCTTTTGCCTTATATAAATCTTGAATGTGTTTTACAAGAGTTGATTTTGATGCAGCAGTCTTTGCTGGAATACCTGTTAAATATTCTGCTTGAAATTTCGATACAAATTGATCTAAAGTAGTATCTATATCTCTATAAGATAGTATTTCTCTAGATTCTGAACCACCAGCATCTAAAAATTCATAATAAGCCTTAACAAATGCAACAAATTCTGGTCCATCCGAGTAATAAAACTCAGGAAATTGGCTTTGAACTAGATTTGCAATATCTTTTTCAATATTTAATGCCATGTTATGCTCTTACTGCGGTAACTGATACGTTGATATCGGCAGGATCGATTAATAAAACTGTATTATTAATTGCAGCAAAATCCAAAATTGTTGGTTGTACATAAAGACTGATGTAATTTCCTACATAATCTGAAAGTGCTGGTAAAGATAAATTAACTATTCCTGATGAATAATCAATTGTACCAATTGAGCTAAGTACCGTTGTTATATTTCCCCCGGACGAAACTGTAATAAGGTCTAAATAACCCAATCCATTTTGATCCTGCAACATTGATGATATGTTGTTATAGGTCAGAAGTGAAGAGTACATAGTTTTTGGAACAATTGGATTGTTATAATTAATGGTATATAGTTCTGTAGTATTTAATGCAGGAACAATTCTTTTAATCATATTAGTTGTTAGGTTTGAACTTACAATTGATGTATCTGCGTTATCAATTGTTGCAGCCAACTTACTGTGTCTAAATGTAATATCAAAATTGTTTAGGCTTGCATTGTTATATCCATTGATAGCAGAAATCATTTCTGCTTTAATATCAGACGGACTTAATGCTGATATATTAATATTATATTCTGCTGTAGCAACAACTGAAACATAAAGATAATCTGGAGATACAATAACAGGATTCATTTCTACAGGCATTTTAGTTTTAATGAATGATACTACGTCTGCAGCAATTACATTAGGAATTCCTACAAAACTACTAAAATCAATAGAGATGAATACTTTACCAAACTGAGGAGGATAAATCTTTTCTCCACCATATACGTTTAAAGCACGAATGTCTGGATAATGTGCCTTAAGAATAGTTTTATAATCTTCTGGAATAATAGCTCTATCTTGTGTTTGATAATGGCGAGGTGCATTATACTTGATAGAAGAAATTGATTCAGAATTTGCACCACCAAATGCTGCTGTATTGCTAGTAACAGTTACGGTACTATATCCAGCAATACTAGATGCTGGTGAAAAGTTAATCGCCTTAGTAGCATCTGATCCAGAAGCAACTCTATATGTTGCTTGAATTATATTACCGTTTAGTAGGGCCTTGCCGACATTTCCATCACCAAATACTAATTCATATTTTCCATTGTTTGTGGCTTGCACAAAGTAGATTGTTGATGTAGAATTATAACCAAGCATTGATGTTGCCTGTGCAAAATTCACAGTAGTTGTATCTGATTGAGAATTTTGAATTGTGACGGAGAGAGAGGATGTATCAATCTGTGAATTATTCAGAATGTAGTGTGGTTGGGTTACTGATGAATCTACTGTAAAGCTTTCTGTTACGTATACGCCTTCATAGATTGCCACATTGGCTGCTGAGTAATTATTGTGATCATATACTAGGACGCTCTGATCTGTGGTAAAGGTATAGATGTTATTATCAAGACGAGCATTAAAAGCTGTTCCCTTTGGTACTACAATTACAGAGGGACTATCATTTGCTTGAATTGTAAAATCGATATAGGCTACTGCTGATGAGTATGATCTGGGAGTATAGTTAAGCTCTTTGGCTCGTGATACCACGGAATCCATAATCTGTGCAGAATCCAAAAATGATTCAGAGATTGCCATATTGGTATAGAAGTTATTCATATAGGTATTATATGAAAGCAAATCAATCAGTACTGATAAATTTGAACCATCAAAATCGTAATCGGCAAATTGATTTTGAGATTTGAGAAAAGTCTTTAAATTATTTTTTATTGTATCGAAATCTAGAGAAGATACGACAAGAGCAGAATTTGATGACATTAACGAACCCCGTTCAGTGCAACAGTAGCATTTACTGTAGTTGGCTGTAGACTATTTATGATAGAAAATGTAACTGATACGGCAATCTGATTATTATCTGGAGCAACTGAAACAATTACATCCAAAATATTTGCTCTGGGTTCATAGTTATTGATTGCTGCGGTTACATCTTTTTTAATAAGCTGTAGTGTAATAGGTGTAATAAGCTCAAATAGGTATGCTCGTATATTACATCCAAACATAGGCTGAAAAGGTCGCTCATAAAAATTTGTCTGTATGATATTCTTGATAGAACGCTTAACGGCTTCCTCATTAGTAAAACGTGTTAAGTCTTTCTTAATGGGATGAACATTAAAGTTTGTGTTAAAATCAGAATATATGGTATTTGCTTGTAATGCAGAAACAGACAATAAAGTTCTCCGATGAGAAAAGGAAATCTGTATTTATTTATAGTAAAACCCTGAGAGAGGGACCCGTGAAACGGATCAAAGGGACCCGTAGAACGGATCAAAGGGACCCTATACTTTTCTGAAAGGGACCCGTAAGGGGACCCAATATAAGGTGGGGGGGGACCCTATACTTTTCTGAAAGGGACCCGTATACGAAAAGGGGGGACCCTATACTTTTCTGAAAGGGACCCATAGAAAAAGGAAAAATGGAAAATTGAAATCCTATATTTTCCTGGGGGGGACCCATAGAAAAAGGAAAAATGGAAAAACTAAACCGCTCGAAGCATCTCGTATGGGAACCCAATACAATATAGCCAAATAGAACTGTTTTTTTCGGAAGTATAGAGCAAGTCTAATCGCCAAACTAGACTTGCTCTATACTTGACAGATACTAGGCCGTTTGCTTCTCCATTTCATTAGCTAGAGTATTCATGACGACATGTATTGCCGTCATTACATGAATAGGCGAATTCGACGCTTGCGCAATACTGTAGGCGTACTGCATAGCGTCTTTTAAAGTCTCGCGTTCGCTAAAGAAACCGTGGCGAATGCTTTGGGCGAGCGTCGTTTGTTGCATTTGCTTTGACCTTTTGTTGTATTGAAAAGAACAGAGGCGGGGTTTAATCCGCCTCTGTATTGCTTTCGACTAGGCTTGCTCTTGTTCCTTTCGCGCCTTATCTTCCGCCTTGAATTGTTCAACTTGCTCTTTCGAGTAGATTTCACCGTTCAACACGCGCATTTCAATATTAGCCGGCTCGATTTCATAAGTAACCGTGCGATAGTCTTCGCCGCCGACATAGGTTGACTCGATGCGCTTCGCCTTGCCGAGTATTTCCATAACCTTGGCGGCATCGGCGATCGAGAGGGCGAAGGTAGCGCCGTAACCGATATTGAGAGAAGCGAACATTTGTTTAGTTCCTTTTGATGTGATGTGAAGGATTAGGCGCGCAACGGAATGCCGCGCGCCTTGGTTAGGGGTTCACAATGTCAAAGATCGCCGGGGAGTCCGTCCCCGCCGGCCGGGGGCGAATCCCCCGGTGGCGAAGCCACCTTATCAATAACAATACTTGGTGTCAACCCTTCAATACATGCTCCGAAAAATTATTTTTCTCTGCAATTTCAATGGGTTAGGGAACAATGGGGAAATCGCGAAAATTTAACCTTAATCTGCTTTGCTCTATACAGTCTAGTTAGGTATAGGTCATATATAGGCAAGTAAGAACGATCAAAAAAATCGTCAATACTGCAAATTCAACAATCAAACGGGCCATTTGTATTTGCTCCAAAGTATAGAGGGGATTAGATCAAGTCTAATCCCCTCCGGTTCAAGTATTAGGCGCTCTTAAGCATTGCCTTTAGTTCATCCTTCAGCGACTTTGCTTGTTCGCCGCGAAAGGTCGAAGCGTTGGAAAGGAAATAGAGAACAACAGACTTAGCAGAGTCGCAATAATAGTCATCTTGCATAGTATTCAGAGAAGACATTGCGTCAAGGTAAGGTTTAGCTGCAAAGTTAACCTTGGGCCAAGCCTTGCGGATATCCGAGGCGATAGTATAGAGAGGGCGATTCATCTTGTGATCCTTAAGCCGCTTTGGGAATAGGCGAGAGCACGTTGCGCTTGCCTAAGTACTCACGTAAGATAGCTTGTCTTTCAGCGCGTGTCAAGAGACTTTTTTGCTTCATTGCCGCACCTTTAATCAACCGCCATGTGTATAACGGGCTCACCATCCTTTTCAGCCAAAGCAACCCATACCATATGCACCTTAGACTTAGGCGCATTTAGTAGCATGGTCGCAGCAATTTTGGCCGCATATAAACTACTCGCAGTTATTTCAACAGTTTTACCATTATATCCCGCAATATAACCAAGCATTGATCCACACCTTTCAAACAAAAAAAAGTATATCATGAAACGCATTTGTTTCTGATAGAAGAATTTCTATTTAATTGTCAAAGACCGCAGTTCTCTTTTGTTCTATTGTTCCTGTAGTGCCCTATCATGGCCTAGGATATACCTGCCGGGGAGCACTAGATTAGTCTAGAATATCCGCTTGGTCTAAGCTACTCCAAATTCCCGTAGGTTGGTAAGGCTTAGACCAAGCTTTAATTCTAATTCTATTTAGTTATTCTTCGATTTCATCATCTTCGTCTTGAATAGTATCGTCATCATCTTCCAGTTCATCATCAGACTTGTGATGGTCGGCGAGCTCATCCCAATCAATACATTCAAAATTGATCATATCATAGATGAAACCGCCGCTTTCGCCGATCTTTTCTTCGACGTATTCAGCAACGACGTTCTGAATTTCAGCCGCAGACATATCCGTAAGGTAATCATCATCACCAAACCAGATATTGACCAACCAAGTCTCGCGATTAGTCCAACCATTGTAAGACATTTTGTGTTCCTTGCTTCGATTTATCTAAGGTATCAGAGGCGATTTAGTCTGTCAAACCTTTTTTTAATAAAAATTTTGAATTTCAGCCGCAACCCAAGAAAGAAAACCTTTGTGCTCGATTTCCACCGCCTGATTCGTATCGGGATTATACATGATCCGATAATCTAAGCGAGAGATATCTTCCGCACGATAGAAAAAACCTTTGGAATAATAATAGGCCACAGCTTCAGCACCAGAGGCGAATTCCATATCCGTTATTCCCTAGCCGCGTTTCGATGTCCCCATAATGGCCTATCAGCGTTTGCGTGTCAATAAATTATTTTTCCCCATAGAAATCAATCACATGCCTCATACAGAAGCCAAACCCATAATAAAGGGCATTCTTTTCTAAGTCTAAATACATCACTTTTCACTATACACATTGGGTGTGTAGTACAGTTTTTTATTTCAGTGTGTATTCAGTGTGTATTGAGTCTTATGTTTACACTACTTTATTATATCATTATTAGTTCAATTGTTTATTCCAGGATTCGATTAGTTCACATTGAATAGAACCGAAGTATTGTTTCACTTCATCCAGGGTTTTATTGATTCCATTGATATTGATTTCGTAACCATCAGCATTACGAGACTTATAGGCAGTAATGATCTTATTCTGAATAGTAATAGAAAACCAATCATCATTAGATGAAATATTCGCTTCACCATAGACACTAGCATCGCCAGAGACTACAGCATTGCCATAGACATTAGCATTGCCATAGACCTTAGCATTGCCAGAGACATAAGCACTGCCATAGACCTTATTCTCGTTTTCAATATAAGCCATTTGTGCGTTCCTTAGTTATTTTAGTAGATTATTGTTTGTTTTCATTAAAATATACTTTTAGTTCATCAGCGATTCTAATCGCTTCGTTTGATCTACTATAATAACCAAGTTCTTCGGCATCTTCCTCAAGTCTATACAGTATTGCAATAGCTTGTTCCAGTAGATCATCAGGAATTCCTACTCGGTGCATTGTATTAACGATCCTTAATAGCTTGTTCCAAAGCAGCCAATTCAGTCTTCAGGGCTTCAATCCTAATATCAATCTCAGACTTTGTAGGCTTAGACCACTTATCAATCGCATTCAATTGATTGGGCGTCAGATCATCAGCCACATCACCAATAGTGACCGCGAGACCATCAATATTCAGTTCATAACCATCAGCATTGCGAGAGCGATATCCAGTCAAAGTCTTACCACTATAGATCAGGCTAAACCAATCATCATTAGATGAAATATTCGCTTCACCAGAGACAAAAGCATTGCCAGAGACATTAGCATTGCCAGAGACTACAGCATCGCCATAGACTAGAGCATCGCCATAGACATGAGCATCGCCATGG